TTTGATCAGATAGGGTCGTGACACATTCAAGAAGTCTGCTGCTTCTTGTGTGGTCAATTCCGCATGGATGGGCATAATGCTTACCGCATTTCCCTCCGCCATCTCAGTGAGAATGTGGAATATCAACCGAGTTGCCGATTGAGGAATTGTTAGCTCGGTATCGTCATCTAAGCGAATACGCAGCCCATTTGTCGGCCTACTGCGCGAAAGAGTGCGACTAGCTTCAGCGGCCAGCCTGCTGTCTGCTTCTGTTGGCAACGCCACCTCAGCTTCAGTTGGCTTAGATTTTCTGATTAGAGCCTCAGCGATTGCAGCCATTGGACCTACTCCTTATGCAGCTCATATATACACTAACACGTTTAAACGCAATAAACGAATTAAACGCAGTAAATGAAATATCTGTAATAACTGAATTTTTCAATGCATTTATTGTGAAAAAAAATACAAACTAGAAAAAAAGTCCTTGACAGCGTCGCGCTGTCGGGGATAGGTTTCGCCACGCTCCCGAATTGGGCAATGGCCTCGGGCGAGCGCCTCCTTCCAGAAATCCAGGTCCTACCATGACATCCGATCGGGCGGCTCTGCCGCATCCCAACGAGAGGCTGCGCCAGCTCGCCTTGCTGCAGCTCGACAGACTCGCTGAACACTATGAGGATCCAAACCGCGAGCTGAGGGTGCCGCACTCATCATCGATGAAGCTCACTATGTTTCCCTGCTCGCCGTGCGGCCGGCGCGGCTCTTGCGCCGGCCCGACCGTCACTGGCCTCAGCCGGGAAGGAGCGCCTGCGGCATCGAAATCGAGTTCACCGGCGGTTTTGGATCTGCCGCGGCAGACGTGCCGGAACCCATCCGCCAGGCGCTGAAGATTCATCTTGCGGCACTCTACGACGATCGCGAAGGAGGCGCATCTCCGGGTGTCCCCGCTGCCGCCGCAGCGCTTCTTTCGCCCTATGCTGCGGTCGGTCTGTGATGCGCATTGCCGAGTTCGATCATCGCCTCGTCCTCGAAACCCCGCAGATCGTCGAGGATGAAAACGGCGGTCACACCAAAAGTTGGCGGCCGCTGCTGACCCTTTGGGCAAAGGTCATTCCCTTGTCCGGCTCCGAGTTTGTGCTCGCCGCGTCGTTGCGCTCGGAATTGTCGCATGAAGTCGTCCTTCGCTATCGCGGCGAGCTCAAGCCCACGATGCGTCTGACCGCCCCCAACCGCACATTGGAAATCATCGCAGTGCTGGGCCAGTCCCTTCCCAAACATTGGCCGGTTTGCCATTGCCGCGAGGTGCCCTTGCAATGAATGCTACGCTCGATCTTCAGACCGCGCTTCGCAAACACCTTCTCTCATCTGCGGACGTGACCCTGGTGCTGGGCGCGCATGCGGTGTTCGACGAAGTCCCTCAAGGCACCCCATTTCCATACCTCTACATGGGAGATATCGAGACCCGCGATTGGAGCACCCAGACGAAGCGTGGACACGAGCATTCGGTGGGAATTCACGTCTGGTCCGATTATTGCGGCCGCAAGCAGGCGCTCAATATCATCGAGGCCGTCGATACAGCACTTGAAGATGCCGCGCTGCCGCTCGCCGATCACACCTTGATCAGCCTGAAGACGCTGTTCTGGACGGTGCTGCACGAGCTCAACCGCGGTCTCTACCACGGCATCATGCGACTGAGAGTCGTGACCGAGTCCAACAGCTAGAACGGAAAGCGTCCCCCATGGCCCCGCAAAAAGGCCGCGACCTGCTTTTGAAAATCGATTCCGCCGGCACCGGCGCCTACACGACCGTTGCCGGTCTCAGAACCAACGCATTGGCGCTCAATGCCCAGTCGATCGACATCACCCACCAGGAGTCGGCCGGCGCCTGGCGCGAGCTTCTCGATGGGGCAGGGGTTCGCTCTGCCAACATTCGGGGCAGCGGTATCTTCCGCGACGAGGCCTCCGATGCCACCGTGCGTGAGGTGTTTTTTTCAGGCCTCACTCGCAATTGGCAGATCGCCATCCCGAGCTTCGGCATCATCGAGGGCAAATTCCAGATCGTCGCCCTTGAATATTCCGGCCAGCACGACGGCGAGCTGTCCTTCGAGCTCGCGCTCGAATCGGCAGGCGAGCTCGCCTTCACCGCCGTCTGAGACTCCCATGGCAAATCCACATCGCGGTGAGATCGAAGCAGAGCTCGGCGGCGCAACGTGGCGCTTGTGCTTGACCCTCGGCGCCCTGGCGGAACTTGAATCCGAATTCGGCGACAGCGATATTCTCTCGCTCGCCGAGCGCTTTGATAAGGGGCGCATCAGTGCATCCGATGCGATCCGCATCATCGGCGCCGGTCTTCGCGGTGCCGGCCACGACATCTCCAATGTCGAGGTGTCCCGATTGACCGCCGCCGACGGTGCCGTGACCTATATCGACATCATCGCCCGTCTCCTCAAGGCGACGTTTGTCCCAGGCGGCTCTGCACAGCAAAGGGGAAACCCATGAGCGCCGAAGGGAACGATCACCGCTTTCCCTGGCGGCGTACGATGCAATTGGGCCTTGGCTATCTGCGTCTCGCGCCGAGCGAGTTCTGGCGCATGACGCCGCGCGAACTTGAAGCAGCGCTCACCGCCGCCCAGGCCTTCGAGCCGCCTTCGATTGAACGCAGCGACTTGAGTCACCTGATGCGACTTTTCCCCGATGACACTCATCGGCCATCTTGACTTGAATGCGCTTCTTTGAACATCGTCTCGAAGGATGACGACCGCCATAATTGTCTTTTGGGAGCGCAATGACGGCTGAGATTGCGATCGTAAACCGGTCAGCCTTAGCGCTTGCCGCTGATAGTGCAGTAACCGTTCGAGTTGGCCCAAATGTGAAGGTGTATGATTCAGCTGAAAAGCTTTTTGAATTCTCGCATCGACAGCCAATTGCCCTGATGATTTATAATAATTATCATCCAGGAAAAACCTCGCAGCTTCCGTGCGGCTGACAAGGACAAGATCAAGCAAGCTGTAGAAACGCACCTCGAATCAATGCTTAACCGACTAAAGACAAGGTCTCGGCGAAGCGTTCTCGACATGGTATATGCAATGTCAAAGAAAGAGCTTGCGGAAATGGCGCACGCACTTGTCGAGCTCACGTCAAAAAAGCGTCGATTCTCATCTGAGCAAGAGACGGTCGGCGGTCCCATCGATGTTGCTATAGTCACCCGCAACGAAGGGCTGATCTGGATCCAACGGAAACATTATTTTGATATGAGCTTGAACCCAGGTTACAACGCGCGCGTTTCCTTGCAGAGAAAGGAAGTGGAGCAATGACGCAAACTCGTACTAATCGGCGCCATAGCCGCGAGATACCCTTCATTTTCACTCTACCAGATGCGTCGGACGACTTATATCCACCGACTCGCAAGGAGATCGTAGAAGAAGCCATTACAACCCTCACTTCCGACATTCAGGAAATTCTGCGGAAGCGAACCAACGACCAATAGTCTAGACGCCGAAGCATCGGCCCTTCTAGCCACCAAGCGTCCGATGCACGACCCCGCGGTGCCGCAGGCAAACCGAACCGAACTACTTATCGAAAACGACCTGCGCAGGTCACGCTTGCGACAGGGCTTTACAGATTTTCCCAATCATGGACCCAATCGAAACCAAGCTCGACACCTCCTCGCTTCGCCGCCAGCTTGAGGACCTGACGAGCCTCAGCGAGAGCTTTGGTGCCACGATCTCGCGTGCTTTCATCTCGGCCGCAGCCGACGGCCGCAAGTTTTCAAGCGTCCTGCGCTCTCTCATGCTCTCTCTGTCGCAGCAAACCCTCACGGCTGCACTCAAGCCCATTCAGCAGCTCATGGGCGGGCTGGTCGGCAGCCTTGTCCCGAACGCACGCGGCAACGTCTTTTCCTCCGGCCGAGTCACCCCTTTCGCCTCGGGTGGTATCGTGAACAGCCCGACATTGTTTCCCCTCAGATCCGGCATCGGTCTCATGGGTGAGCGGGGGGCGGAGGCCATCATGCCTCTCGCCCGCGGCAGCGACGGCCGCCTCGGTGTTCGCGCCGCGTCCTCAGGGCCCGTCACCATCACCATGAACATATCCACCCCCGATGCGGAAGGCTTCAAGCGCTCGAGCTCGCAGATCGCAGCGAACCTGCGCCGCGCCATCGAACGGGGGGAGCGGAATCTGTGATGTTTCTTTTCGTCATGCGCGAGGCTGTCCTTCCTCGTCATGGCCGGACTTGATCCGGCCATCTCGTTACGAACCGGTTGCAGATCACCGGGTTGATCCCCGGAACAAGT